ATTCCTCGCTAAAATCTTGATGCCACATTGACAAATGCTTAAAAAGCATTTTTCCAGTCACATGCGTCAAGTGGTCGTTGGGTTTAGTGCCTATCGACAAATGCCAGTGTTTCATACTTTGATGAAGCAGTTTGGCATCCTCAAATTTTGTCCCACAGAAGAGCAAGAGTGGCAGGTCAAACGTACCTACTTTTCGCTCGACGAAAGTGCAATGTGTGAACAAATCTATGAGATCTATGGTTACAGTTTCGAAGAAATAACTGCAGCTATGGAAAAGTATGATTGGACAAAACCTGGCCAATCAATTCATGACCCAGTGTTGAGTCATCTATGTTTAATAGATGGCGTCTTCGACGATGAGTCGCATGCTAGACAGCTGCGATCGTCTTGCTAGGCCATTCTCTAAGGGACCGACCCCTACAAAGGGAGAGAAATCACTCTCAGTAAAATTCGACATTGCAATATCCTTCTGGCTACGGGAGCCAGTTGATCAGACCAATGCATTGTTTAGAGGAGAGGGCTATTTAGCTCTATAATGTGTGCGCTCCTAAATTAAGACAACAACCGAACCATGAATCTAGCTTATAGTACTTACTAGATTCATTTTACTGTACTAACAAAACCACTCCTAAAACCAAACGCGCAAAACAAGCGCCTAAACAAATTAAACTCAATAAACAAGTTCCTAAGAAATCTAATGAGACGGCTTCGTCGCTCGCTGCCAAACTTGCGCGCATGGGCTTGCGGTCAGGCGCATCAGCACTTGGCGGTATGCTCGCCGGTCCAGCCGGTGCCGCTTTTGGCTCTTCTCTCATTGGTTCTGGAGATTATACTATCAATTCAAATTCCGTCCTCACTAATGCTCAAGTTCCTGTGTTTCGTGAGGGAAAGAGGTCCATTGTTGTTAAACACCGTGAATATATTTCTGACGTGTTTTCAAGCACTGGCTTCGCTATTACAGCATACTCTCTCAACCCTGGCCTTTCCAACGCTTTCCCGTGGCT